GGGACCTGCGCATCGGTTTCATCGCCGAGACCCAGGACGTCGCTGGTGTGACCGATGAGTTGGCCACCGGCATCGCCAAGAAGCTCGTTGAGATCAAGCGCGACATGGAGTCGACCTTCATGTGTACCAACCAAGCCGCGCAGGCCGACAACGGTACGAACCCGTACCTGACCGGCTCGATGGGCAACTGGCTCAACAACACCAACGCCTCAAACATCGGTGCGTGCGCTTCCGGTTCGCCCTTCCTGCCGGTTTCCGGCGCAATCGACACCGCCGCTAGCGCCTCATTCGTTGAGGCCACCGCCCAGAACGTGCTGACCGCTATCTACAGCGCCACCGGCACCTTCCGCGACTACGACTGTATCCTCGGCACCACGCTCAAGCGTGCGTTCACCAACCTCACGGCCAGTGGCACCACTACGACCGCGAACAGCAGCACCATTGCTGCCACCAGCGTCCGCACGTTCAACCAGGACCTGTCAAGCGACACCTTTAAGGCGTCCATCGACATCTTTGAGGGCGACTTCGGTCGGTTGATCCTACACCCGTCGACCTTTGTCGGTGGTAAGACCAGCACCTCGCTCACCGCCCAGGCCTTCAAGGGCTACGTGATACCGATGGACATGGTCGAGGTGCGCTACGCCAAGCTGCCCCAGGTCAAGACTCTGCCTGACGCCGGCGGCGGCCCTGCCCGCCTCGTTGAGGCCATTGCCGGTCTCGTGGTGAAGAACCCGAGCGGGTTTGGCTTCTTCAACGGCGCAAGCTAGTCTAATCTCAATGGGGAGGCCTTTCGGGGCCTCCCCCTCTTTCCTTTCTCATGGCTCACAATTCCGTAACGTCCGTCATCGCCAACGCTCTCGACGACCTACCCGGCGAACTGCGCCGCGCCGTCATCAAAGAGTTCCAATCCGGGATCTCTAAGGAGTGGGTGAAGGCCGGCATCCATCAGCAACGCATCGCCAAGGACTCGCAGGTTGACCGTCGCAGCATCGACGGCATCGGCCGACTCCGTATGCGCATCGACCCGACACTCTACCACGCCTGGGGAGCCAAACTTGGATACGACTGTTGGAAGGATTCCCAATTTTTGAACGAGGTTGAGCGGGATAACCCCGAGGTGCGAGTGCGCTGCGGGGCTACACGCTTGCAGGTTGGATGGAGCGGTGGCACAAAACGCAGTAGTCAGAAGTTCACTCTATGAATGTCGGATCTAACCGCCAACTGGCCGGCGAATACGGTGGCCGGTACATCGACGCCTCCGCGGGCACTGTGACCGGCAACTACATGGAGATCCATGCCGTCGCCACGACCATCCTCGGAGCCATCACATCCAACATCACCAACTTCCCATCCGGCGTGACCATTCAGGCCGGCGACTCGATCTCGGGCGTCTTCACCTCGGTGGCTGTATCCTCCGGGGCGATCATCGCCTACAACCGCAAGTGGGTCTAAAATGCGTCTCGGCCTAGGACTAGGACTCGGCGTGCAGCAAGCCCTCGGTGGGGCTGGCGGCGGCGCCGACCTGCCTATCATCCGGCGCGACCTGCTGCAGGAGGATGACTTCTTCGTTCTCCTGGAGGACGGCATCGACAAGATCGTCATCACCTTCGGCACTTTCGACTCTTTAGACTTGGAGAACGGGGACTTCCTTCTCCGAGAGGACACGGGCAAACTCATCATCCAAGCAAACTAAACATTTATGGCAGACACGAAAATTACGGCCTTGGCAGCAATCGCCACCGTCGATCCCGCGGCAGACGTGCTGCCGATTGTCGACATCTCGGATACGTCGATGGCTGCATCGGGCACCACGAAAAAGGTAACCGTCAACCAGATCCTGGGAGCCGGCGGCACCGCCACCCTCGCCTCCGCCACCATCACCGGCGATCTGACGGTGGACACCAGCACCCTGAAGGTGGATTCGACGAACAATCGGGTAATCGTTGGACACACCAGCGGATCGGCTGCGTTTCAGGTTACCAATGCTGGTGCTGCTGGTCTTGAAATTCAGCCGACTGGATTCAGTTCATCTCCGTTGATACAGAGCTACAACCGGAGCGGCTCTGCATACACACAGTTGACTCTTGATGCATCTACTATTGTCCATGCTCTAAGCGGCACCACCGCCATGACCCTCAACTCTACGGGGTTGGGGATTGGGCAGGGTACTATTAACGCCAAAGTCGATGCTCAGGGTGCGAGCAGCTTAATTGGTTTTAGATACATCGAAAGCACAACTGGAAGCTTAAATAGAATTCAACTTGGTGCTAGTACTGGTTTGGGTTACATTGATGCCAATGCAAGTTCCGGTTTTCCAGTATTGCAGCTTCGTGCTGCTGGAAATACTGCCGTCACGATTGATTACCTCGGCAATGTAGGTGTGGGTGTTAGTGCATTTGGAACCTCTGCCGCTAAGGTCATTGGTCTTGCAAACGCTACTGCTCCAAGCACCTCCCCTGCTGGCATGGGCCAACTCTACGTCGAGTCCGGTGCGCTGAAGTTCCGTGGAAGCTCTGGCACTATCACCACAATCGCAGCCGCCTAATTTAAACGACTATGCCTACCCTCTCTTGGATCATCGAACTCCTTCTCGTTAAGCCGACCGAAGGCACTCTCACCGATGTCGTAATCACCGCCGACTGGCGATGCAACGGCACTGACGAAACCTACAGCGGCACTTGCTACGGCTCATGCTCGTTCCAGCCGCCGACTGGTGAGTTCACGCCTTACGACCAACTGACCGAAGCGCAGGTCTTGAACTGGTGCTACGCCAATGGTGTCGATAAGACCGCCATCGAGGCGAACGTGACGCAGCAGATCAACGATCAGATCAATCCGCCGGTGGTGACGCTGCCGTTGCCGTGGGTTCCGGTGCCGCCTCCGGTGCCGCCGGTTAAGGTTGCACACGATGAACCTTTTCTCGACTCTACCGCCGCATGATTAAGATCGAACTCAGCACCGAGCAGGTGAACAGCCTCCTCCAACTCATCGACATCGCCATCAAAGCAGGTGGCTATCAGAACGCTAAGGTAGGCGTTCCATTGGCCGACATCATCCTCGACGCAGCAAAGCCTAAATCCGAGTAATGGAACCAACGAACAGCAGCACCAGCCCTGGACTAAGCCTAGCAGCAGCGGCAGGTGCCACCGCTGTTTCGTTTATTCCGTGGCTTACCGACTGGGTTCAGCTTATCACCGCGCTCATTGGCTTAGCCTGCGCCTGTTACGGAGCCTATAGGCTGTTCAAATCCAAATGAAAAACACAAAAACAACTCTTGCCGGTGTTGGTGCAATCCTTGTCGCTGTTGGCGGTGCCCTTCGGGCTGCCTTTGATGGTGACCCTACGACCAACCTGGACATCGCCTCGACCATCGCAGCGGTCACTGCTGGTATTGGTTTGATCCTGGCTAAGGACGCAACCGAGAAGCCTCTGGTGATCGAAACTAAGCCGTGAATTGGATCTACCAGATCCTGCGAGCTGTTCTCGACTTTCTAAGAGCAACACCACCTACCGATGTTCAACACGGCCAAGCACCTGACAAACTCAAGGATGATCTGGCTGCTCGTGTTGCCGATCTGCCTGGGTTGCCAGCAGACGAAGGTGGTCCTGGTCCCTTCCGGTGATCCGGTGATGCTGGCCAAGCCTACAACGGCCAGCGTCTACGGATTCGATGCCGATAAGAAGCTGGTCGGGCCATCCAATGTGGTTCTGCCGGCTGGTTGGTATGTTTTACCGAAGAGCCAATGATCAACTACAAGGGAAACAAGTTCTCTGGTTATAACAAGCCCAAGGCCACCCCTGGCGAAAGCAAGAAGTCCGCGGTGCTCGCTAAGGAAGGCAACAAGGTTGCCCTGGTGCGCTTCGGCGACCCGGGCATGACCATCAAAAAGCACCTCCCGGAGCGTAAAGCTAACTTCAAAGCCCGTCATGGCTGCGACAACCCCGGCACTAAACTCTCCGCTAAATATTGGTCCTGTAAGGCTTGGAAATGAGAACCGTCACCTACGACTATGTGTTGCAACGTGCCTGTGAGCTCACTGGGCGCGTTTTCTCAACGCTGACGACCGAGGAGTCCAACTTCTTCCGCACGTTCATCTCCATGTCACTACGGAGCGCCTGGGAGTGCTTCGATTGGCCCGAGCAGACGGTCTATCAGGATGAGTACTTTGCGCCCACCTACTCCTACCAGACGACCTACAACGCTGGCGACGTGGTCTATTACAAGGTCGAGGAGAAGTATTACCAGTGGGTCAACATCAACCCTGGCATTGGCCAGACCCCGACCAGCAACGGCCCGGGCGGCCCAATCAATTCAATCTATTGGTCCGAGGCACTGCCCAGCTACGGCAACAACGACGGCGATTGGGACAGCACAACGGCATACACGCTGGGCCAGATTGTGCTGTATCCAGTCACGCAGGAGCACTACCAAGCCACCGCGGTTCCCCCGGTCGCCACCGCTCCTACAAACACGGCCTACTGGGGCATCCTGAACAAGTTCCTGCGCAACATCTCGCAGACCACCAACCCAGATGGCACTACCCGAGCCGTCCCTATTGGCGAGACATTCTCGGTGTGGCCTGCTGACCCCCGGATAACTTGGCGTCAACAGGAGGCTACATACACGTTCACCGACAACGGCATCCTCGTTGGAAACGAACTGCCCTACGTCTGGCTGGAGTTCCGTAAGACTCCTCCCTTGTTAGCCAATGCTGCCGAGGCTAGTGCCTATGCTTTCCCCTACCGCTTCTGCGAGATCTGCAGCCTCAAAGCTGCCGGCCAGATGCTCCGGGTCGACGGCAAGATCGATCTGGGCAACCAGTTTCTTGAGTTAGCCGAGATTGAGCTCACCAAGGAGATCGACAAGGTGGCGCTCCAGGAGAAGTATGTGCGTCAGATAATCGTGCCTAATCGGTGATATGCCTGACCTTCCTCAAATTGGCGGAATGGATGATGGATTCATTGGAGTGGCATCGCGCATTGACCCTGCGCTGATCCCGCCCACCTACGTTTCCAACGCGGTGAACCGTCGATTTGAAGATATGGTCATCAAGAACCGATGGGGTATTGTCCAACCCAAGTGGGGCGGTCGATGGTCAAGCGGATCGCGCATTGTCACGCTCACCTCTGGCTCATCAGTCGGTGTACCCGTCTCAGGCACTCAGATCCCGGTCAACTCGCAGGTGGTCTGCGATGTCGATGCCAACCTACAGATCTTCTCAAACGGCACGATCTGTACGCTCGACGAC